TGTTATATCAACGTTTATAGCACTTGCTATTTTTACTTATTAAATATTTTATATAAATGATGTAACCTTACTAATAGACACCCCGAAACATCAGTAGTATCAAGGGTTTAGGAGGGTTACATCACTTTTTAAAAAAATTTATCAAAAACAGCACTAAAACCCTTGATATAACTGACTTTTCCTGCGGTTACATCAATGATGTAACCTGATGTAACCGAAACACGATTTTTGACCGTTTTTTGCCTAAAAGGTTACATCATTTTCACTAAGGTTACATCACTTCTGTTTGTATATTTTTTCTAAAATATGCACGTATTGTCTTTCCTTTAACCTTCTTTATTTTGTATTCCCAATCCTGATTGTTATCCATAATCAACTTGATTTTCCTAGCAATCTTTTCACCTCTCGCGCTATCAATGTCAAAAACATTCTTTAATATCTGTTTGGCAGACACACTCGCTTGAAGCTTCACACCTTCATATATCAGGCCGGACTCATTGCGATAGCTGCCGTCATTGAAATAGAACCAGGTGTATTGATGCTGTTGAGTGACTGAGAAGTCTTCCCACTCTTCTGGAACCAGCATTTCAAGATAGTCGTATACCTGTGATTCTGCCTCATCTTTATAAGTGAAGCGCTCCTTATAGACCGCAAGCTCATTTTCGAACTCATCATCAAAGGTAAGTATAAATCCTTTTTTGTAGATAGCCACTGCTTCGCCCCAAAGTTGAAGTACATCATTCTCTGTCATATCAAAAGGTTTTACAAACTGCTGACCTGCATCCACCAGTATGGGCAGAAAGCGCCGTTCACCAGTCTTATCTCCCAGGTACTCAATTTTATTGCTGGTCCTTGCGATCACAAAGTTTTTAGGGAATTTTTCAGCCCTGCGACCGTAGGATCTACGGAAAGAAAGTTCTGTTTTAGTCACGAACGCTTTTAACTCATCAAAAGTAGTCTTTCTGGATGCGACCATCTCATCATCGTTGACAATCAGGGATTTTAGCATAATCTCATAGTTATCTTTATCCATAAAATCTTTAGCTGAATCCGTGTACCAGTCAGCAGCTATCTTTTGCAAGAAGGTGGTCTTACCAGCACCTTGACCACCGACCAAATCGAGCGTGTAGTCAAATTTAACCCAGGGATTAAAAACCTTAGAAACTGCACCAACAAAGAACATAACAGCTATTTTTTGAACGAAGATGCTATCCTCTGCACCCAATCAAGTTTGAAATACCTGGGCAAGTCGTTCTTTATGATCCCATGACTCATAAGCATTTTCCATATATTCCTTAACCGGATTGTAGGTCTTTTCTGCAAAGAACGCTTCAATACCATCCCTTAATGCTCCAGACTTGAAAACTGTCTTGAAGTGATTTTCCAAGTATACACTCAAATAGGATTCAAAGGCAGACGGTAACTGCCCCTTTCTTAACTGAATAGCATCCAGTTTGACATCCTCTACAATTTCGTGTTCTCCAGTAAATTCATTGTGTCTGAGAAAGTCGTTGAGCTTGTTATCGCTCTTCATTGCAAGAAGAACATTTCTGGGACTGTCAGCCACAATAGACTCAATCTCAATCTGTTCACCTTCTTCGTTTAAGATTTTTTTCTTTCTGCGCGAAAATTGCTTGATTGAAATATTCGTAACATCACCTATTATGGCCACCCCCCCTCATGTGTTTCTTGATCATTGATTCGACAGTCCTACTTAATTCTTTGTGACTAAGAGGCTCGACTGAATTGTTATTGGCTGTTTCTGCTAGTTGTAGTATACAGTTCGGTTCTACTGACCTGCTCAAGAGTCCACCGACAAATTTTGCAAGTGTATCATTTCTGCTGCCTTCATCGCCGAAGCCTAGGACAACCATTTCAAATAATTCAGTTGTCCTGTTTCGCTTACCAGCACCTTTACTGATTTGATAGTAGATATTATCCAGGTCGCTACCAGAGTTCTTTTTGTTGTATTCCTTCTTAATGGCCATAACAAGAGCTCGACTAGCAGTAACCATCGTGCCCCCCTCTTTAGATTTTTCTAAGTCCCAGGCATATTCTCCTTTTTGGGTCTTAGATGGAGCAACTAAAACATAGTTGTTTGGATGAGCCTTGATATCGACTCCAGGTAGAAAGCCTATCATCTGGGTCATGGTCACGTCTGAATGCTTAAAGTAAAAGATATGTTTTCCACCACTTGCAGTTCTTGCCTGCAAAGTCGGAGTTATCAAATTCAGATGTTCCCAATTGGCCAAGCTCTCATATCCGTTATGCTTGCCATGTAAGTCAATATCGATTACGAAAAATTTGTCAGTCCGAACAGCAATATTGCTATCCGGATACTGAGTCCAGTAATTTTCAATTTCCTGAGCAGTCATTGGCGGCTTATCTGCGAATTTAATAGCTGGTTGCTTTCCGTTAGGCACTACGGGAATTACAGAAAACCCCGCTTTTTGATATTTGAGAGCATATTCTTTCATTCCCATTTTAGTTACTCCTTAGAACGGCAAATCATCGTCTTGAATATCCATCGGGTTCTCATTCCCGAATGTATCATTCGAACTTTGTTGATTACGGCTTTCCAACATTTGGAAATTGTCAGCCACGACCTCGGTCACATACACACGTTGACCGTCATTATTTTCATAATTACGAGTCTGAATACGGCCTGTCACCCCGATAAGTGAGCCTTTTTTAGCCCAGTTAGCAAGATTTTCTGCTGACTGTCTCCACATAACGCAGTTGATAAAGTCAGCCTCACGCTCACCATTTTGACTCTTGAATGTACGGTTTACTGCAAGAGTAAAAGTCGCAACTGCTACATTTGATGGGGTATAACGCAACTCAGCATCACGAGTCATGCGCCCCACAAGTACAACATTATTGATCATTAGTTTCAGTCTCCTTTAGATGTTTTTAATACGAATTACAAATGCTCTTTTTTCAAATCCAACATCTTCTTTTTCCCAAGTAATTTCATAGCCGGACGAAGAGTACATTGAGACAATATTTTTTCGTACAATACTACGTAAATCAGGATCGATAGCACTCATTTTTCTCCCAAGTTCTGTCAATATACCAGCTTTTGCACTATGAGATGTTTCTAATTCAGGTAAATAAAATCTCCTTAAATTAAATCTACCGTCCGAGTCCCTCTCTGGTGTATGAGCAAGTTTTTTCAAGTGAAAATCGATTATTTCTTCAACTTGTTTTATTTTTTCAGGTATAGTACTTTCATTTCTCATTTTCTTGAATTCTTCTAGATCAATCACTTACTCAATACCTCTTGCTTTCTTCGCATCTGCGATAATCTTCTGAGCTTCCTTCAATCGATCAGCTGGAATGCTTTCAGGTTTATCAACACCCATTTTATCGATGAACCATTTTCCAATTGTTGCAGCAGGACTCCCTGTAGCTTCAGCCATATTTTTGAGTTCTGTCCGAATGGCTTTAGCCTGTGCTCCTGTAATGGTTTTAGCTCCGTTACTTTTAGCTGGAGCATTGGCCGATTGCTCTTGCTTACTATTTGTTTTTTGAGCTGGTTTTTGCGACGTACGGCCTGCTTGGCTATTCTGATTATGATATTCATCCGTATCAGGATCCTTGTTGTCATCAATCATAAAGAGTCCGTTTAGCGCGTATTTACGTGCATAACTTGAAGCTGCCCCTGTAACCTGACTACCATCCATTCCTTTTTTGCTATCATCTTCTCTAGCATATGCTGTAGTCCCAATAGTTTCACCAGCCGCATAAAGAGTCGCAGTTGCTTCAACATAGTACCTGTCGCCAATTTGCACAATTCCATCTTGCAAAATCAACACCGCATCATGTTCCTGCAAGATTGGCTTCAGCTCTTCTAAGATGTCCTCAGCGCTCCGATAGCTATACTTCCCAAAACTGTTATACTGTCCTTTTGGAGCAACTAAACTCTGCTGAATACTCTGCAAAGTGATAAAAATTGAGGATTGTTGTTTTGTTACCATAAATCCCCCTTTTATAAACTTCTCAATAGGTCAAACAAATCAATATTTTTATTCTCACGCTCGATTTTTTGAACTTCTCCACCATTTGGATAAGTTAGATCAAATGTAGCCTTAACCCGAACAATCTCCATTCCGTGTACTTTAGCTAATGCTTTTAGAGCTGTTTTCTGTTCAAGATAACAATCATATGGCATTGTAAGAGCGCCTCGAATATCATCCACAAAACCGGCCTGAGTAGCCAATGAAGAACGTTTGTTCTTGAGTTCATTTAAAAAATGTCCGCTTCGTTTGTCACGCATTACAATATAATTACTTGAAAGTTTCATTTTGATTCTCCTTAAAAATAAAATTCAATGACACGCACGTCATGTTGTTGACGGCTGCCTGTTACTCGCCATAAAAGTTGGCGATAATCGTCATAATCTCCATCAGATGGATTAACAGGGTCTAGGACCACAATAGTTTTAAATTTATGCTGAAGGCCATCAACCCCTACACCCAAAACCTGGCTTGTAGCAACCACATTTGTCTGTTCAAGAGAGTCCTTCTTGTCTCCTGTCCAAATACCAATTTCCGGGTGCCGCTCTCTGATAACCTCTACAATCTGCTTGGATTTGCTAACTATCAACATGTCTGTCTTGCTGGCCAGCAGAAGATCCAATTGAAGTAGCATTGGAGTATCTGCATTAACTGCTTTCAACTTTGGAAAGTCAATCTCAAAACCTGTCTGAGTAAGATATCGTTCAAAAGTCTTTCGACCAAATGTCTGTTTGGCCATGGCATATTTACCATTCTTCCCAACGATGTTCAATCTTCTAAATTGTTCTAATTCCTCCGGATTAGCAGTTAGACACCAAATAGGTTCAAAGACAACCTCAAATCCGTTATTTTCTTCGGCTTCTTCAATGGCTTCTACTTCTTCCCAGCGGAAAAAATTTGGCAGATTACTTACATAGCTTTCATAATCTCGGAAGTCATCCCACTCTTGCTTAGAATAGCTGAACTTGGAATATTTCATCTTTCCGTGAGCTAGTTGCCAGTTTTCTTTTTGGTTAGGATCAGCCATCCCAAAAAATATTTTTTCTAGAGGGTAGAAGTTTTGCCCCTTCTTCCTGATTGGGGTTGCAGATAGTCCAACTGTATAGCCACGTTTGACCTTGCGATAAGCCTTCACGTTGGCATCACTAGACATGTTCTGCCACTCGTCAATAATGAACACATCGCACTCAACAGACTCACCACTTGCAAGTCTGTTCTGCAATCTGCGGTCCGTCATCGTTTCTAATTCAAAATCAGTGTTGTATCCTAGATTTTGATAAGTGCTATTCCATCCGTTCAGGATAGCTAGTCGATTATTGATAACCAGGACCTTTTTTGCTGACTTGTGCTTTGCTATTTCAAAAGCACAGATGGTCTTACCACGCCCCCCATACGCCTCAAGGAAAATCCCAGAGCAATTACGGTCGCTTCGTTTAACTGCTTCAGCTTGCCATTTGCGTAATTCGATTGCCAATGTCTACAATCACCTCCTCGATGTCATTCCGTTGAGCATAAAATAGCCCAAGCCTTGCAGCTGCCCTCACATCGTTGTGGTGGCTTTTTTCAAAGGACCATAGCCCAAGAGCTTTCAGCAAGTCATTTGGTATATCTGTCTGATAACCTGCGTTACGCTGCAGAACCAAGTCCGGATAGCATAGTTCAATGGCTGCAATGGTCTCAACTACTGAGTTATCCCTGGAATAATCATTGTCCCTAACCTCAAATTTTTCAACGACCGCTATGTCGAACTCAAGACTGCGACCAATCTCTTTGAACCAGGCTTTGAAATTTTGAGCACCATAAGGGACCACCCAATAGTCAACAAGTTTTGCATTATCCAACAAGACAATCCCTGTTGTGCTGGTTTCAATTTTATTACTGCTTGGATCAATAGCTAAAATTTTCATCAAACACCAACTTTCTCAGTCAGCACTCCTGGATAAAGGGCTGTGTTAAACCAATTTTGTTTATTTACCTTTGCAAAGGCAAATAGCGCCTTAATTTCTTTTGCTTGTTTTTCGAATCTTCGAATACCTTCTTCCGATTCAAAGATAGGTTTTTCCTTGTATTTAGCAACTGTGACCAGCTTGTACTCCGGAGTAAATACTGGCTTTTCATTTCCTTGATCAAGATTTGTTTCGTCTACTTTCACAAAACGAATCGCAACATCAAATAGAAAATCTTCAGTGACAAGTACTTCAATTGATTCTGGTCCCATCACAACAGCTAGTGAATCTGTTACTCGTGTTTTATTCATCAATTCCATTACTTAATCACCAACTTTTCTGTCCGGACAAGCTCCGCACCTTTAATTTTCTTACCAGATTTAAGCAACTCTTTGAGTGTTTTTTTGTCCGGCGCAAGCGTCACTTTTTTTGTAAAATATTTTTTCGGAAGGTCATCTTCGTTGACCTTGACTGATTCTGGATTCTTAGCAATTTTTATAATCAGGGCACCACTCTTAACTTCGGTTTGACCTGTGACATTCATAGCCACCATAATGTTATCCTTGACATAATCCAGCTTTTTCTGTGCCGCCTGTTTCTTGGTTTTGAAGCTCTCTTCCTCAGCCTTGTACATAGCCACGTCGGCTTCTAGATTCTTTATAACATGGGCATATCCTTCCGCTTTCTGTTCGAATTGTTCTTGCCAATCGATAGCCTCAAGCGTGTCCGTTTTTGTTTCGTCATCAATATCCATTTGATAAATTGTCAGAAACTGACCTGTCAGTTCGTATAAACTAGCCATCTTTTTCTACCTCTCTGATTTTATTTGTAAGTTTTGTTAGTCCAATACCTGATTTAGTTAAATCAGCGTTGGACGTAAATAAATGATTTTGATTCATTCTAGCTATTTCGTTCTTAGATAAACATGCTAGGTTTGAAATATCATAGTTTGTTTTGTCACCGTCCAGAAAAACAATTGAGTACCCTTTTGGTATCGGCCCGTGATGATCCTCCCAGACTTTACGATGTTTCAAAACCCATCGATTAGGCTCCCCGATTTTTTCTTTTGGATAACCGTCTGTTGTGTAGTTGATAGTGCCGACAGGTACATAATTCGGAGGTCGATTACCTTTTTTGAACTGCCCGCTGTTTTGTGGCATATTGGGGTATTTCTTCCCCTTATTGTGAGGAATCTGACCTTTCTCAAACCTCCCTGTCAACCCACTATGTAGATTATTCCTTCTCCGATAATTCTTAATCTGTTTCTCAGTCAGTGATAATCCGAATTTTCGGTTCATTTCATTTGCGACATCACGAGAAATCTTATTTTTTTGGATCGATACAAGGTAATCGTGTTGTTCTTTTGTCAATAATTTACCTTGATAGATTTTTCCAACCGGTAATCCAAGGCGTTCGCGTACGCCGCCTATTTGAGTCTTGTTGTAATTCGTCCCAAATTTCTCATTTAGTAACCTAGTTACTTCGGGAGTTAATCGACCAGGGCATATTTCATGCATGTACTCCGTGTACTCATCCTTCCAGCAAAGCGATCGGGGCATTGACTTCACCTACCTTGTCTTTGAACTTCTCGGCATCCAAGGCCAATTGACCTGCTTGTAAGATTTGACCTGAGATAGCGACCATTTGTTTCGAGCGCTGCAATTCCACTTTTAATTCATCAGCAGTAAGATCCCTATCATCCAATGTTTCTAGTTGGGCAAAAAGAGTATTGGTTAAATCTGTCAATTTATTTCGAACCATCTACTTCGTCACCTCTTTCATTAGTTTATTTGCTTCTTTGATTAGCAAACGCATAACGTTGCTATCCGTTTCTTTCTCTGCTGCTCTTGTCAGCATTTCCACCCACTCACGTCTAGTATCATTCTTCCAATCAACCAACTCAGTGAGTGCCTGTGTATGGTTATAGTAAGGCGAGTAGTCGTATGACTTATCTTCCAAGCGAACGCATCTGCCTGCCTTGATGTCTTTGGCCAAGTTCGCCCTCACATTACTATTTGTTGTACCGACAACCTCAGCCACTTCATCACATGAGGCAGTAGGGTGGTCTTTGTAATATTCCCTAATTCGTTCCGCTTGAGTCATTTAATCATACGCCCTTCCTTTAAATTCATTTTTGATTTCCACACTCTCACATTTCACACATTCGAGAGGTGGATAGTTATCATACCAATCAAACTCACGTCCACAATCTGCGCACGTACATTTCCATAAGTACATCATTTCCTCCGTAGTTTCAGTTGGAAATTCTCTGCTTCTAATCTCTTTCTTAAAGATTGTTCCTGTCGCAATCGTTTCTTGAGATCATCGATTTCATGTTGCATATGTGCCATCATTTCTAGGTCACGCATCTTCTCTCTACGCTTGCAAGTGGATAAATCCCACGCTTGTCTATCCCATACGATTTGCATATCGTACTCTCCGTGGTTCTGGCAATGCTAAAGGCTCAGGGCGCAATCCTACAGGCGGTTCGTTATCAAACGTAAAGCCTTTGAACTCTCTGCGAATATTCTTGCGGATTTGTTGGCGCTCTGCCTCTCTACCACGTTCGTAAGCATGGTTATACCCTTGGATAATCATAGATGCAAATTCTTGCTCTTCTCGTCTTTCTTCTTCCTTGCGTTGTTCCTGCAATTTGATATAACGGCAATCCCCTGCAAATCCAATCAGC